GCTAGTTACATAAGTGGCGGCCACCGAAGATCCTCTCTGATTAAGCCCCAGCTCCTAAAGGGCGCAATAGAAGCTGGGTTATTAGTTGTTATTAAGAAGCGACGAACTTGCGAATACCTGCAGCTTGCTTAACAACAGATGCCATGTATCCGTAGATTGAAAGTTGAACAGACATTGATGAAACAACATTGACTGAGAAATAAGCCTGTGGTGATTCATAGACAGTTACAGCTTCTGGTGCGATCAAGAACATTGAGTTCGAAGCAGAAGTTGCTACTGCATTCTTATCAACATATAGATCAAGGCCTTGAACATTACCCTTGATAGAGCCAGTAGATGCGTTACCTGATTGGTTGTAAGGATTGGCAGCGTTGTACAAACTTCTGCCTGTCGAATCTACATAACCAAGTATGTTCGCCCATTGTCCTGTTCCAGCGACTAAGTTTTGTGCGAAGTATGAAGTCGCTGCGTATGTTGCAGCACTTTCAGTTGTGATGTAGGAAATAAGTCCTGCAGATGTTGTACCGGCTGCGGCTGTAGCAGCTGTACCACCAGAAATGAATTTAGCGATTACTGAAGCATCTGTTGCCTTCAAATATGCACGCTCAAGCTGAACCATAAGTTCGGCCATAAACTCAGGAGAAGAACGTTCAATAAGTGGCAAAGTTACAGTTTGTTGTCCGGCGAACATTTCGATTGTTGCCTGAGTATAAGTTGTAACCTGTCCGGTATTTGAAGGAGCTGCAGATTCTGCAACAGCTGCAACACTAGGAGCCACGCCAGAAGCGTTGGTATCCAAAGTTGGGATGTAAAGATTTAATCCATTAGCAGGAAGAGCACCGCGAGAACAAGCATCAACCGCTGGGCGACCGAAGTTTGTGTTAGAGATGAATTCTGAAAGATAGATGTTTGGATTGAACGCAGGGTTAGTTGTTGTTGAGTCTGCTGCTGCGCGAATGTAAAGCTTAGAATCGTCATCACCCATAGCTGCTTTAATTGAATGAAGAGCATAAGAACCCTTATCAACGACTGGGCTTCTTAGGGATGAAGTGATGTAAGGCGATGAAGCCTTGATTGTTGGGCGAGAAGCTTCGACTGTTTCCGCAGGCGTAGCCTCAGGTAGAACGGCTTCGGGTACTGGAGTTTCTTCAGACACGATTGCCTCACTTTCGGTTTCGGTTGTTGGATCAGCTTCGCCTTCGCTAGCTGCGACTTTAGTAACGATCGCATCTGTAAAAGCAGGCGATTCGACTAAAGAAACTTCTTTAAGTACGGCAGATTGAACATAAATCGTGCCGTCTTTTCCTGGCTTAGATGCGATTACTTCAACGCCTACTGAAAGGCCGCCGATTAAATCTTCACTTGCCATGATTAGATAATCTGTTCCTTTTTGAGAAGCAGAAATTTTAAATGTACCCATGATCGCGGTATCAGTTGTCGAGAAGGATTGAGCGCGACCGATCGGATTAGTTGGATCGTGCTGCGCTAGCAGTTTGATTTTTGTTTGATCATGAATCGCTATCGAACCGCGCTCAAATACAACATTTCCAGCGGATGTGCGGCCGACTTTTCCAAACGGCACAACAACACCGGAAATGATTCTTCGACCGGCATCGGCCGCTTCGATCGGTGTACTAAAGGTCAGTAGGGTCATATTCTCCGCTTCCTTCTGGTGTTAGGTCTTCCATTTCTTGCGCTTGCTTTACATCGATTAAGCCGAGAGTTAATAGCTTCTCGGTAACTTGAAGTCTGGTGAGTGGATCCACGCGCAGGAATGTTTCATCAACACTAAAACGAACTGTTTGTCCTCTAGGCGTTAGATCGTCCAAAGATAAGCGGTCTTCAATAGCCGTAACAAAAGGCGCAAGCGAGTAAGCGAAGAATTCTTTTCTGCCATCGATAATGTTTTGATAAGTCATACCTCTAAAGGTTTCTGCATCGATCATGTACGCAGGAATGTTGCAAGCACGCGCTAATTCAGTTGCGAGATATTGTTTCGCTTCGTTATACATCATGTCTTTAGGCGTAAATTGCGTTACATTGTAATCAAGCGTTGAAGTTAGGTAAGCGGTAGCACGATTCTGGCGCGCTAGTTTCCAGTTGTTAAGAATGCCTTGTACCTGTTGATCCGGTAAATCTGCGCCGTTGTTTTTAATGTATCCAGAAGGTTGTGGAGTTTGCGCTGCGATAGAAGCTGCTTTTTCGATATCAATAGCCGCGCGAATAGTTGATTGTGAGCGAAGAAGTAATCCTTGATCTAACGCTTGAAATGTAACAAGTGATCCAACACCAGAATCAGGTACTTTAATGTTGTTGATCATGTAATACTCGACCTCAGTATTGTATTGATCATATTTCGCAGTTACGCGATCATTTTGTACCCATTCAAATCGAGCTGGGCGATTATCATCTTGATAAACTTCTGTAACACGCCAATAAGCAACGCCATACATAAACAACGAATCAACAGTCCAGGCGATTGTTACAGCTCTTGGTTGGCGCTTATCTGGTTGATCGACCCAAGTTAGTGAAGGTAATTCTTCGCCAGTTTTTAATGAATACATCTCTAGCGGAATTGTGGCGATCGTGCCGCAAATTAAGTTACGACAACGAGATACAGATGGAACACCAATAGCATCTTGGCGAAGAATCGCGCTAGCGTAATTGTTGTAACCGCCGTAAGAATTGCCACCATACCAAGATGAGAATGGCATGTTCATAACAGGTGGATTTAATTGGGCTTCAACGTTCTTCTTAGAAGATGGGTTGGCTGTAGAACGCAAGCCAAAGAGATCACGAATTGCCATGCCCGAATTTTTTCAGTTCGTATAGCACAGGCTCAGAAAAGGGTGGTATCTGTACGCCCTGAGTGTCGGTTAAACCGAAATCACCATTGGCACAGATTGCGGATTACCCAGCTGCGAAACGACCATCGCAATTCCGATAGGGGCTGAGATATCGCCAGCCGACTTTCGCTTCACAATACGCCAAGCCGAATCGTTGTTTTTAGCCGCGCAGTTATTCATCTGCTGGATTAGTTCGGCTTGACCTGAATGAACGACCCGGTGATTTACCAGTCCATCGAGTAGATCGCCACAGGCTTGATAGAAAGCCGCACCCGAAACATCTTCGGTAGCCTGACCAGCGTTTTTAAGTCGGTCGGCGATCGATGCGGTGGCGTATTTGTCGTAGCAGATCATTCGCGGCCGATATTTATCCGCGTGCGCCTTGATATCAGCTGCGATCTTTAGATCATCGACAGCTACCGCCGATTGCCACATATCCAAGATTCCAACCGCGATTTTGCCATCTGGCAGGATTTGTCCGGCAACGAGTGAAGCATTACGCCGCGATGGTGAAACATCAAAGGCAAAGATCGATGCGATCTCTGGGTTTAACACGATCGATGAATCCGAAGTTTCCTCCAATATGCCATGTGGCCAAGGCGATTGCAGCGAGTCGATCCATTGGCAAAGCATCTCGGTACGAGTGGTTTCGATGGTGGAAGTCGCAACAGCCTCTTCCAAGGTATCTTCAGTAATCAAGTGGCCGAGTGCTGGATTGGCTAACGCCCATGCCGCTTTATCGTTGATCTTGGCGAACTGTGGTGCGCTGTATTCGTAATAGCCGAAAGTTTTAGGTGGATATGACTGCGCACGCTCTCGAAGTCCGTTTAAGACAGTCGAGAAGGCATCGCCAGCATTGGATACGAATAACGACTGGCCAGCCGTTGCCCGGGTAACTGGGGTAGCGGCCTTAAATCCTTCATCACCGATTTCACGCAGCTCATCGATGAATAAGAAGTTTGCGGTACGACCACGCGCTGAATCTCGGGTAGCAGCCACGATCTCATACTTGCCGCCATTCTTAAAGCGCACCGATTCTTGGCCGTTAGCCATTCTCGGCTTACTTGCCAGCATTTCTTTTAGCCAGTCGTGGCTTTCGATCAGATAAACGATATTAGAAAAGGTTGTAAGTGCCATGCCACGATTTGAAGACATCGCCACGATTTTCTCGCCCTGAATCAAGCCCCAGATAATGCGCATCGATGCAAGGTGCGACTTTCCGTTCTGTCGAGCGATAAGTAACAGGTTTGTGCGCCTTACGAACTTGCCATCCTTGTCCACAGTCATCATGTCTTTGAGAACATACTTCTGCCAAGGCAATAACGGCATCCCTAACTTCACCGCTAACTCCTCGACCTCTTTTGACCGGGATTTACCTTTGAGCAGGGGAGTGTGCAAACGCGGTTGAGTTGCCCCAACGAGCTTCTTAGATCGAACTGGTTTGGTCTGGGTCATTTAGGGTCGGATGCGTTTCCAAAGTTGCCCGATGGGGGCTCGTTCGTGGTGCCAAGGGGAGAAAAGCTTGGAAAGACAGGGGGGGTAGCGGATGTACCCAAAAAAACCTTCTTTGTACGCACACCACCCTTAGCGATGTTGCACCTACGACAGCACGCCACGCAGTTATCCATGTCGTTTGAACCACCAGCTGACCTCGGTATCACATGATCCACTTGATCTGCTACCTCACCACAGTAAGCACACACATATTGATCTCTAATGAGTACACGCAACCTGATCCGCTTCCATTCTGCACTACCTAAGTAGCTGTGCTTTGTTACTTGATATCGTGGCATCAGTACCAACCCTTACTTATACTATGTTTAAGAGCAAGGCATACGGATTTGTATCTATGCTGTATGTAGTTGATAGACCAATCGATCTGTTGATACGCATCTACTGTAGATAGCCACTTACTCTGACCTTGAACCATCCCATAATGGCCTTTGTTGTTATGTACCTTTGGGTTCCAATGGCTCTCTCTATTTATGAGCTGTGTATAACACTCATACTGGTCTGCATCGAATATCTTGTTATGAGCATAGAGTTTGTAATTCGATATCTGTTGCGATGTGGTCAAAGCCGCATAAGCAGAGCTCTGGCCATTTGTTAGAAGACTGGTGATAACTACCAGTATTTCGGTTATCACCGGGATTTTAGAATGACCAGTTCTTTCATTTTTGGGTCTAATTCCGCTGGCCTTGTACGATTCAGAGTACACCCCTGTGTCAAGCACATTTGCATAACCGCAGGTCAGACGGCGTTTCTTGTGGCTCATAATGGCCTCACATAACTTCCGATTGACCCAGCGTGTTCATCACAACAGACCCGATCTTCGTCATCTACGAATATGAACCATTCAGGTTTTTGGTCGCAATTTTCTATGTAGCATTTCATTTGTCGCCACCCCAGCCTTTACCTTTGAAGTGGATCGCTGGCGTTATGTAGTAGCGAACCGCAGGATTGCCACAGCACGCTGGTATGACTGGCTGCTTATAGATCGAGCAGACGACTTCGATGATCTCGCCACAGCTCTCGCATTTGAATAAGTAGTTAGGCATCTGCCACCTCATCTGATAGCCCTTGTTTATCTGATTTAAGTGCGTTGGCCTCGTTCTCGATGCCTTCTACGCCACAGTTCGGGCAGATCGTAAAATGGATGCCCGGTGGTAGATCGTTAAAGCGCGTATCGATCACGAAATCACCGGGTTTCTTGCACTTGCGGCATCTAAAGCGCAGCGTCTGCATAAGCACTCTTTAGAAATAGCCCCATCGGGTTTAGATCGGCCTGTTTGATCCACCAGTTGGAGTTAGCTGCTGACCAGTTCTGAATGGCCTTGGCGTGCTTGATAGGGATCCAACCGACCAAGAAGTATTCCGGTGATTTGCCTACGACCAGCACAGCTATATCTTCGCTGCGATCTGACTGGCGAATGATTAGGTGGCCATCTTTCCACTTAGTCCACTTAACCTCGATCTTGGAGCCGATATCGGCTTGATACTTGAATGTGTTCACA